GCTGGAAATAAAGCAAATACTAAAGTAAAAGTTGGTATTACAAATATTAAAGCAGCAGGTAGTGTAAATGGTACTGATTATGGTACATTCACTGTTGTTGTAAGAGATTTTACCGATACTAATAAGAAAAAGACAGTATTAGAAACTTGGGCAAATGTAAACTTAGACCCTAATTCTCCAAACTATATTAGTAGAGTAATTGGTGATAGAAAATTATCAATCAATTCTGAAGGTAAAATTACTGAAACAGGTGATTGGGTAAATAATTCAAAATATATTAGAATTGTAAACCTAAATGAAAACGCTCCTATTCAAGCAGTACCATTCGGACACGATAAATATTCTTTACCAGTTTCTGCATCAGCAGCACAAGGAGCTAATTTAATTCCGGCTGTAACATTTGTAACTTCATCAGCAACACAATATGGTGGTATTGATTTAGATAACAATACAGATAATGTTATTTATTTAAAACCAATCCCAACAGGAGCAGGTAAAGGTTCTAATTCTGTATTTGGATTAGATGATGCAGCTACAAACGGAGCAGCTTTATCAGTAGGTTCTTCTTTAGCACAATTTGTTGTAGCATTCCAAAGTGGATTCGATGGTATGAGTCCGGCAATCACAATCAATAAAGGAAGTGATATTGCAGCAGGTAACTCACAAGGTTTTGATTTATCAACTGCAGCAAAGAGTGGCTCGGTGGCATACGCTAAACACATCGCAGCATTATCAAATGCAGATGAGTTTGATGTTAATATGATTGTAACTCCAGGTGTTATCAAAAGATTACACTCATCAGTAGCAACATCAGTATTGGATATGGTTGAGCAAAGAAATGATTGTTTCTATATTTTAGATACAACTGCAGCAGGTGATTCTATCACACAAGCAAATACTGAAGCACAATCTATCGACTCAAATATGGTAGCAACTTACTATCCTTGGGTTAAAACAATTGATGTTAACACAAATAAATTAATCACTGTTCCACCATCAGTATTATTACCTGGCGTATTCGCAGCAAACGATAGAGTAGCAGCAGAATGGTTCGCACCAGCCGGTTTAAATAGAGGTGGATTAATCGGAGCAGTAAGTGTATTGAATAGATTAACACAATCTGAAAAAGATTCATTATACGAAAACAAAGTAAACCCAATCGTACAATTCCCAGGACAAGGTATTGTAGTATTTGGACAGAAAACATTACAAGATAAACCTTCAGCATTAGATAGAATCAACGTAAGAAGATTACTATTGACTGTTAGAAAGTACATCGCTTCTACTTCTCGTTACTTAGTGTTCGAACAAAACACTTCAGAGACTAGAAATAGATTCTTAAATATCGTTAATCCTTACTTAGAATCAATCCAACAAAGACAAGGTCTTTACGCTTTCAGAGTGGTAATGGATGAAACTAATAACACACCAGATGTAATTGATAGAAACATTATGAAAGGGGCTATCTACTTACAACCAACTAAGACAGCTGAATTCATTCAAATTGATTTCAACATCTTACCAACTGGCGCAGCTTTTAACGGATAATTTAAAAAGTAAATATTTATATAAAGAAAACAATTAAATAGAGAAATAAAATGCCAGAAGTATTAGAGTTTGATAAAATGTTCTATACCAATTTTGAACCAAAGTTAGGTAATAGATTTATAATGGAAATCGACGGTATCCAATCATATATGATTAAAACCGCAGCAAGACCAACTTTCACATCAGAGGTAGTAGAATTAGACCATATCAACGTAAAAAGAAAGATTAAGGGAAAATCTACTTGGGATGATATTAACATCACTCTTTATGACCCAATTGTACCATCAGGTGCACAGCAAGTAATGGAGTGGATTAGAAGCTCACATGAATCTCTAACAGGTAGAGATGGATACGCTGCTTTCTATAAGAAGGATATTACATTCTACTTATTGGGACCAGTTGGTGATAAAGTAGAACAATGGACTTTGAAAGGAGCATTTATTACACAAGCAAATTTTGGTGAATTGGATTGGGCTTCAAATGACCCATTATCAATAGAATTAACATTAGCATATGATTACGCAATTTTAGAATACTAATCTTTAAATTGTTTAAACTTTAAAATAATGATTTTTGAAAAGGGGGTAGATTTTCTACCCTCTTTTTTTATGTCTTATTTAGAACCATTATAAATTTCAAAAATAATTGAAAAAAGACTTGACTTTTATAGCAGAATGTATTACCTTTACTATGTAATAAGAGTTAAAGATATGATACCTCAATTAGAACCAAACGAATTTTTTAGAATAAATTCCTACTATTGGCAAGGTATGGTGTATATTTCATTGGAAACCAAAGATGATAAAACACTTTGCCAGATTAAAGGTTCAAAAAGTAAACCAAAATGGATTAAAACCGAGCAACTTTCGAAAGTATATAAAGATTTTAAAATTTAAACCTTAAAAAAACAAAGATATGAATTATTCAGAATTATCAAAATTATCAGTTGAGGAATTGCGTAACATCAACAAATTAGTAGTTGATTTGATTAAGCAAAAACGTACCATCCAATCATTAGAAAACAAAGTAGGATTGAGAGTTGGTATGAATGTTACAGTAAATCACCCCAAGTTGCGTGGTAAAGAGTTATCTGTTAATAAGATTAACCGAACCAAAGCTACATTAAGTGTAAAGAGTGGTGGTGTGTTTATCGTTCCAATTTCTTTAATCGAATACTAAACTTTAAAATAAATAACATATGGAACTTTTAGATGTGAGAGGTATGAGTGTGATTGAGTATTGTAACTTCGTAGAGGGTAGAGCTATCCATTTGGGAGTTAGTTCGATGGAGTTGAATATTGATTATTGTGAGATGGGTTTGATTGATTGGGAAATGTATGAGAGAGCTAAGGCTGAGTTGTTACAACGTAGGGAGTTGGAATATAATTAAACTATTATTTTTTGAATAGATTAAAAGGAGAGCAGAAATGTTCTCCTTTTTTTATTTTATATATACTTATATATAAACAACAATATAGTTATTATTATGGAACAACAAAACGTAGAACAACAAGTTACAAGAGGATTGGGTGCAACTCCATCCTATGAACAAAGAAATTACCCATTCCCAACAGAGGTTATTAGTTTACCATCTAAAGGATTATGTTATCCAGAAGGACATCCATTATCTAAAGGAGAAATCACAATTAAACTAATGACAGCGAAGGAAGAAGATATTCTTACATCTGCTAATTTGGTTAAGAAGGGTATGCATTTGGATAAACTATTGGAATCCGTAGTTGTGGAGCCGGGCGTAAACCCAAACGATTTGTTAATTGGTGATAAAAATGCAATATTAATATCATCGAGAGTATTGGCATTTGGACCGGAATATGAAGTTACAGTTACCGACCCAAATGAAAACGAACCCGTTAAAACGACTGTAGATTTATCAAAAATTAAAATTAAAGAGATTGATGAATCTATATTGAACAGAAAAAATGAATATGATTTTACATTACCAGTATCTAAAACTTCTATAAAATTCAAATTATTAACGCATGGTGATGAACTAGCAATAAATAAAGATATTGAAGCCATACAGAAAACTACAAAGGGAAGTACGGAAATCACCGCTAGATATAGAAGAATGATTGTTGAAGTAGATGGTAATAGAGATTTAGGTTATATCAGTAACTTTGTATCAAATAGATTATTAGCAGGTGATTCAAAGGGATTAAGAAAATATATAGCTAGTATAAATCCAGATTTAGATTTAAAATTTGAATACGAATCCCCATATACAGGTGAGAAGGAGGCTCTCCGAATCCCATTTGGGTTAGACTTTTTTTACCCTAGCGAGTAATTATTCTGTAATTTTACATCAAAAGATTTTTCAAATGATTTATTATGCCAATGGTGGATTCAATTGGCATGACTTATACTATATGCCTATTAAATTGCGAGAATTCTATTGGAGAGAATTATTAAAGGCTAAAGAAGGTGAAAACGAAGCAATGAATAAGGCTACAAATAAATCTTCATCAAATAATTCTTCTAAAATAAGAAGAAGATGATATTTATATAGGAATATATAACAAAACAAATATGCCTAAAAAAATAAAAATAACAGAAGCAGGTATATCCGATTTTTTCAAAAGTTTTTTTAGAGCAAAAGCTGATGGAAAGGAAAAAGCTTGGATAAACAATTTAGAAAAGAAAAGTCCAGAACTTGCCGATATTTGGAAAGATTACGATGATGTTGTTGCTCAAAATACAAAACGTCATATAGAACTAATGAAATCAATTGGAGCAGATACGTCTCATTGGGATACTTTTGCAAAAAAATACAATATAAAGTAATCTAATTGGTAAATGGCCACTCCTAACGATAAACAACGAAGAGATTTACTTCAAGAAATAGAACTAACTAGCCAACGAATTGCTGAGGCAAATAAAGCTGCCGCTACTGCAACTGGTTCGGAGTTAACACGTCTACAAGATATCGTAGAGCAACAACGAATAATTTTAGGATTACAACAAGACCAATTAGATGTAATCGATTCAATGCAAAATAAAGTATTGAAGAATCTAAAAAATTTCGATGATTTAGATGATACGTTGGTAAGTATATCAAATAGTTTAAAAGGCCATACTACATTACAAGAAAAATTTACAAAAAAATTAGAGTATTCTAAAAATGTAATAACAGACATATCAAGTATAGTTGAAACGGCTGGCTTTGATGATAGACAATTAGGACATATCGATAAAGCTACTAATGCTTATAGAGATATGAATATTTCTATTGCTCAAGGTGCTTCTAAACTAGCACAAGGAAAAATAGGACAAGAAGAATACAATGAATTAGTAAAAGAATCGTTTAAATCATTTGATGAACTTGTAGGCATGATAGATACAAGCACTGCCGCAGGTCAAAAATTAGTTGAAACATTCACACAAGGTAGAGTCGAATTAGAATCATTTGAAAAAGCGGCACAAAGAAGTGCAGCTGCTATGGAGGGTATCACTGCAGCAACCGACCAGTTGGGTAGTAGTGGTATTCCACTCGCTAGCGAATTTAGTAATGCTCTAGAAGATATTACTCGTAATGGTAAACTAGGTAAAGCTGCATTGATTGCATTAGGAGCAGCTGCTGGAAAATTAGCATTTGATTATTTTGGAGCTCCTCTAAAAGCTGGTATCAAAGCATCGAATGATATTAAAGAGAATCAAATAGAAGGAGCTAAAAATGTTGCACAGGCACAAAATGATTTAGCATTTGCAGCACAGCAGGCATCACAAGATTTTGGTTTTCAATTACAAGAAATGGCTGCACAATTTAATGCAGCATCAAAAACGGCATTATTTGGTAAAGGATTAGGAAGTGTAGGATATGCAGCATCTCAATTACAATTAGCAGGAATATCAGCTGAAACGATTGCAAATGCTACAACTGCCGCATCTAAATCAGGTAGTGGTTCTCCAAAATTAGCCGCTGATATGGCAATATTTGCTGAAAGAAGTGGTATATCAGTAGATAATCTGGCAAACGTACAACAAGCATTTAAATTATTAGATGGAGTTTCTGCTAGTAGTGCATTAAATATGGCCGAAGGTACAAGAGCTATGGCTGAACAAGCGGGCTTAAATGTTGGTGATATAATGAATGAAGTTGCATCTGCATCTGAAATGGCATTAGATTATCAAGTACAAAGCGGTAAAGCATTAGCTAGACAAGTTGTTTATGCAAAATCATTGGGTGTTAGTTTTTCTGAAGTAGCTAAGGCTGGTCAAAGTATGGTATTGAACTATAAAGATAGTATCAAAGCCGAAATGAGTTTATCAGCGATGCTTGGTAAAAATGTGAACCTATCTGAAGTAAGAGCTAAATTCATGTCGGGTGACCAAGAAGGAGCATTGAAAGCATTACAAGCGCAAGGATTGAAACCTTCCGAAATGAATATGTTCCAAAAGCAACAATTACAATCTGCTTTGGGTGGAATGGATTTGAATTCTTTAGAAAAAATAGGAACACCTGGATATCAAGAAGGAGTTGGAAAAGTAGGTCAATTAGAAGAAAAAAGTGCTAAATCGGCTAACCAAGCATTTTTAACTTTGAAACAAAGTGCAGAATCTGCATTGAATACACAACAAGCTATGATAGCGGGTCAAAAAGCAGTTGCGGATGCAGCACTTCAAACAATGAAGGATAATGCTTGGTTGAATTCAGCGGCATATGTAGATTATTTAGCAGCAATAGATAAATTAAATATAGAAAGACAATTTACAGAAAATGCCGGTGGAGCAGCTGCGGCTGGTTTGGGTGGATTACTTGGTAACTTTTTACCTGATATAGGTAAATTTTTCAAAGGTGGTGGCAAAGGAATTACAGGAGCATTAACAGGTCCAATGTCAAAAATGGCCAAAGTAGGTGGCGCTGGACTTGGAGGCGTAATTGGTGGTGTTAGTGGATTTATGGATAAAAAAGCAGAAGGTGGAACAACAGGTGAAGCTGTTGGCGCCGGACTTCTTCAAGGTGGACTAGCCGCAGGTGGTGCGGCATTAGGTGCGGCATTTGGTGGACCATTGGGTATGATGGTAGGTGGATTTTTGGGAGATTCATTAGGTGGATGGATAAATGATAATGCACCTGGAGTTGCTCAAAGATTTGGAAACGCTTGGGATAGTATGATGGGTAAGTTTTCTGCCATTGGAGATAAATTTAAACCAGTTATAGAAGCTGTTAATACATTTTTACAAGGACTTGGTTTCGAAGATGGATTGGGTAGTGTATTTTCAGTTATAGCGGAGTATGTAGGAACAACTCTTATGCAACCATTTCAATATTTAATTGGTATCTTTGGATTTTTATTTGATATTGTTGGAGCATTTGGTCAATTATTAAGTGGTGATTTTGCAGGAGCATGGCAAACTGTTAAACAAGGATTTTTTGATTTAATATATACGGTATTAGGACCAATGGTATCTCTTTTTGAAACCATTTACAATGGTTTTGCAAAACTGTGGAATGGATTGGCAGAATCAGATATAGGGTCTTTCCTTGGTTTAGGTAAAATGCAAGAAAAAGATTTTAGTGGAGACCTTGCTAAAGCACTAAATCAAAATGAAGAAACATCAGTTACAGCGGCAACAAAAGCTAATCAGCCAGTAGTGGAAGCGACTAAAGCGCAAACGGCAGCACAAGCAACCGCTGCACAAAAAACTTCAGAAGTACAAACTAAAATGCAAAACGAATTGAAGTTTACAGGAGATGCACAAAATAAAATGGTATCATTACTAGCAGCTAGTACGATATTATTGGAAGATATAGCTAGAAGTACGGGAATAACAGCAAATAACCCTCTTACATTGGATGGTAGAAAAGTTAATCAAACTTTATTAGCACAAGCTCAAACAAACTACGCATTAGTTAGAGCTTAATAATTCCTATAAATTTATAATAAAGATATTTATAGTAAATAGTAAACTATAAATGGCAACACTTAAAGACCTTTTCAAATCAAAAAAGAAAGAACTTTACGGATTAAGTAGCGGTGCTATAATTGAAAGTAGAGGATTAATAAACCCACCGAGAGGCGCTGCTTTATTAACATCTTCTCCTAATGCCATAGCAGATTTAATAGGTAATCAAATTGGGGGTGCATTAGGTGGTTCTGCGAATAGACCATCTGATACAATATTTAAAAATAATACACCATTTAGTAAACCGATATCTTTATTTAAAACGCAAGAAAGTTTAAAAAGAGCAATCGAAAAAGATACGGCTTATTATGTAAAAAAATCTCCAGCACCAGCATCTTTATTTGCACAATTTAAGCAAGGTGGTTCTAATATTGGAGGTATGGCTGCTAATTTAGCAATCAAAGCCATTACTAAAGGAGGATTAAAAAATTTAGCTAAAAACTTAAAAGATTATTCAACCGATGAACAATTTGGACCTAAATTTGGCCCAAAAGATGCAACTGGTAAACCAACAGTTTTAAGAGAAGAAAAAACATTTTCAAGCCACTTTAAAAATAAATCTGGCAAATTAGAAAAAAGAGATTCAACTGGCAAAGGAACTGCATGGGATGAAGGACAGAAAAAACTATTAGAGGCAATTACAATTACCAATACTGAATTAAAAAAGAAAGAATACGCAAATCATATAATTGTTTCATTTGAAACTATACCAGCAGAAGGAAAAACTTCTTTAAAAGTTCCATTTGTAGGAGCTATAAGTAGTATATCAGAAGAAGTTACACCGAGTTGGACTAACTTTAAATATTTAGGTTCACCATTTAACATATATAGATATGGTGGTGTAGAAAGGGCTTTACGATTTAATTTAAAGTTGTATTATACTACAATAAAAGAAAGAGATGCAATGATTATAAAGATAAATTATTTAAAATCATTGGCATTCCCTGATAAAGAAATTAAAGCAATACAATTTGGAGAAAAGAGTGCATACCAACAATATGCTATGGCTCCAAATTTAGTAAGAATTTCTATTGGAGATTTATATAAAGAAGTTCCTGGATTTGTAGAAAGTTTATCATTTGAAATAGATGATAATACAACTTGGGCAAATTCCGATGAATATACTGATGGAAGTAATACTACATTTTTATACCCATCAGTTATAGATGTATCAATTGGAATTAAAATAATAGAAGAGCATATAATAGAAGAAAAATCATACAAATATGATTTTGATGGTAGACAACGAGTAAAAGATAGAGAAATAAAAGAAATTATGGAAGCATTAAAAGCTTTGGGAGTAATATCAAAATAACATTTAATGGCAAATAGATACACATATTCAACTCTACAAACCGAAATATCTACTAAGAAAAAGTATTTAGGTAGTACAATATATCCAAAAATAAAAGCATCGGATAATGATTTATATGTAATATCAGAAGTAACTGATAGATTAGATTTATTAGCACATAAGTACTATGGGGATAGAACATTATGGTGGATTATAGCTGTAGCAAATAATATAAATGATGCTTCATTTTATGTAAAAGAAGGAATACAACTTAGAATACCATCGGATATATCAAAAATATTAAATGATTTAGAAAAGATAAATAAATAAGTTATGTCATTTCCATTTATAGCACCCCTAAAGCCTTGGATTAAAGAAAAATTAGAAAATAGGGAAAAATTTTCATTTGAAAATTTTAGATTATCTCCATTTGCGATTTTAACATCCGGAGCAATTGTTACCAAAGCATTAAAGGGTGAAGATATTGCATTAAAAATAAAAAATTCTCAATATACCGAAAATGTTACATTTAAAGGATGTGCTATCTCTAACCAAAGTGAATTTTCAAAACTTTATTCAACATCAAACACTGTATTGGGATATGATTTAAATGGCAAAGCAATATTAGTAGATGGAGAAAAAGACCGAAAAATATCACCACCAATTATTCAATCAATAGAAATAGATACAGATGGAGGTAACAATACATTAAAATCTGCAAGAACAAAAATAAAAGTTTTTAGTTTGAAGCAATTAGAAATGTTTGACCTTTTCTTTTTAAGACCATCTATGAATGTTATTTTGGAATATGGTTGGAATACTGACATAGTTTCTAAAACAAATATAGATTCAATATTGTTTGCTAAAAAAAAGTATGATGATTATAAAACGGCTTTTGCCGAACTATTTGATGATGCAAAAATAGCAAAAACAAAATATTTAGATAATTTAAAATTAACGGATGGTAACTATGATTATATGGCAGGTAAAGTTACCGATTTTACATATTCTCCCGTTGAAGATGGCACATATGATATAGATTTAGAAATATCAGCAGGTAATGAATTACAATTGTGGATGCCAATGAAGCAATCTAATAAAGATTCAACTGTTGCTAAAAAAGATGAAACTCCCAAACCGCCAAACTATACACCATATCAAACGTGGTTAAGAACAATATCTGCTGATTTTAATATTCCGGCTGTATTGGATGAAAAAGCATTACCAAAAGCAGAATGGGAAAGTGAGTTTTTTAATTGGGATATGATGAATGCAAAAGAAAAAGATAAAGTTGTATCATTTGACCGTTATATATCTTTTAAATTAATAAAGCAATTATTACAAACATCTCAAATTTTTACAACAAGTAAAGATAAATTAAAAATAAATTACTTTTTGAATAATCAGGAAATAATTCCAATGAATTCCGACCCGTTTATGATATCATCTACTGATGATTTAATTATTCCAAACAAAATGCCAAAATTTAAGTTTGATACGGTGAATGGTAAAAAGAATGTATTGGTTATTGACCCTGATGAAAAAAATATGACAGAATGTTATGTTAATAAAAAATCTTTTAATTTAGATAAAGGACCAATAACTTTGACTAACTTAAAAGGTGAAAGTGTTCCGTTGAGCGCAACAAATGTATATGGAAATTTATTAAATGTATTCTTTAAATACGATTCAGTATTAAACATATATAACAATTCATATACGCAAGCTGATTTTATAAATGGAATATTAGGAACTATAAATGATAATACATATGGTAAGTGTAAATTGCAACTAATGTCTTTATCAGATGAACCAACAGCTGCTAATACTTCATTACAAATTATCGATTATAAGCTATTTACAAAAGCACCGGAACAAGTTGAAAGAGAAAAAGCTTATAGATTTAAAATAGGACCAGTTGGCGGAATTGTTAAAGAATTTAACTTTTCTATGGAATTGAGTACATTAGCACAAGCACAAGCTCTGTATCAATCACAATTAAATTTTAGTAGTATATTAGAGGGCAAAGAATTTGAATCTGGCTCTAATGCTCAATTAAAAGATGAAGCATATACTTTATTTGATTTATCATATGCTAAAAATTCAGATGGATATTTTTCAGTAAATGAAGTTGAGAAGGAAATAGTAATACAAAGTGCTAAAAAGAATAAAGAAAAGCAAGAAACATATCCTGATTTAAAACCTGCACCTAAAAAAGATGAAGCTGATAAGGAAGCTGAAAATTTAGATGAAGTTATAAAAAAGAAATCAATTAAATTTAGAATCGGAAAAGAAAATAAAACTCTTATATTTTTG